TTTAGCAATCAGTCTAACATGATAACTATCAAAGTCCATTTCTACTAAAGCTCCAGCTGAGTGTCTGCTTATAAATGCTGCTCTAGTACCATCTTCTTTGTTCATTGCCGCATAATTGAATCCACCATATGCATTGCTTGGTCTACCTGTTGTGGTATGATAGTTGTATCTGGAATACACTCGATTGCCATTAACTAGTTCTGGCATACGAAAAGTGCTATTAACTGCTAACCCATTTTGTTCTATGTCAGCAAATGTTCTGGGATACAACTCATTGAACTGTTTATATGAATCTGTAAGTTTTACATTTAATATCATTGGCCATGCATAATGCCTAATCTTTTGACACATTGCCAGATGCTGTTGCATTGGTATTACTGAATTTACTTGAGATAATGATTTTAGTCTACGCCAATAAAATTCATGAGCTGCGGTTGGATAGTGGGTTTCATCATATGGTTCATTGTAAGTATACCACCACAAAGTCTTTACATCCCATACGGCATCGTTTCCACCGGTTTGAAGCCATCGCTTCTTGTCATGGATATATATATCAGTTAATGCTAAGAAGTCCTTAAGATATTCGTTGAAGCCCCTTATTTGTTCTGTATGATGTATTGGTACTATCCACTCACTATCATCTTCACAATATATATACAATGCATAGATATCTTGTATACACGTATGAGTGGTTGGGTTTGCATAGATCGGAACTAACAATGTCTTGTTTTCTGCTATTATGTTCAGGCAGGTTTTAACATCAGATTCATAGTCCACTATCATATACAATATAATAGTAAAATAATTTTACGAATCCAATCCGTTTATGTCTGTGGGTGTTATGAAGTCTACGTCGGTGTAATATTCAAGTGGATTAGACAATTTAATACTAATACCTGGCATTCGTTTTGTAGCCAGTTTGATTTGATTTAAATTTTTTGTTACTACACCGAGTAATTTAACTGGACCATTTGATGAATCGGTTTTCTGGCCGGATATATACCATGGTAATTTTATTGCATTATACATTATATTATCAATCTGTGATGCTTTCCATTTATCAAATTGCGATTGATCTATTTCTATAATATTCTTAGAATTTTGTTTTTGAATAAAATATCGTATAACAAAACCTCGGCTGATATCGGATGATGTTATACTAACTGGTTTTAGAATTAGTGATTGAAATGTTACATTTATATCTGGATTCAATTGTTTATATTTATATCGATCAGTATTCAAATTCTCATACGTAATTAATTTACGAGATGTATTTCGATTCCAACTTGGTTGACTATATATTTCGCCAGTTGTATATTTATGATATAATCCAATATATTCAACACCATTACTATACATTAATTCGTTATTAAATGCATATAAATTATTGGTAATTTCATCCGCGCCGTAATATGACTTTTGTCTACTCATTTTATATTTGGCCTCATTATACAATTGACACCCGTAGTCCATTGTCCTTGTGTTGTTACATTGTGTGTGATTCCAATTATACTAAAAACAGTATTAACTTTATATCTAGACGGCAATGCATGAAATATAAGAACATCGCCATATCGTAATCCATTAACGCCGTCAATTGTAAAACTGGCCTGAAATGGAAATACTGGTGCTGATGCTAGTTGCGACGCTTGTATATTTGGAGTTGGAAATTTCATGTATTCATATAAAGCTTTACGCAATTGTAGTTGAGGGGCTTCGTCAGTTGGATCATTACCAAAATTTAATTTTGCTGAGGTTAATGCTTCTATTTTTGAATTATAGTTTTGTTCATATTTTTCACGAAATTTATTAATAGCATCGGCATCGCCAGCTCCTGCTGTATACATAAAATTCATAAATGGGGCAATGTCATTTTCTGATATAGCATCTGATGTATTTAAAACATATGATAAATTTTTAGCATTTTCTGGTAATGATGCACTAAATTTAAAATCTCGGCAGATAGTACCTTCTGGGTGATTAGCAAACATTGGTACGATATATGGTTGTACGGGATCTGGATCGGTTTCTTGTAATGGTATGGTTATTGTTTCACCGTTGGTCCAAACAAATGAATGGGATTCTTGGACCTCGGATTTTGTCTCTGGTATTGGTTTTAAACACTTAACATCTGCAAATAATAATGCATCTTGGAATGTAGGATGTGTTACTAATTTTAAGTCAATTGCTCCTGCTGTATTCATGTTAATATATGAAGAAATTTCTGCTAAAAATCCTTTTATAGTATATGCAGTATTACCAGTATTACTTAATTTAGTAACAATTGAATTAATTAGTGATAAATTAATAAAAATTCTAGATGGATATAAAACCCTCGTTTGCTGTCCGGTTGAATCTTTAATTTCTTCCCATACTCCTGGCCATTCTTGGCTTGCAGCTGATATTATATTTTGATAATATTGCAACCCGCCATATGAATTCATACCAGATTTATCACCTGGGGTTTTTGGTAATAATAATATGCTTTCAGGATCAGCGGACACTAATTCACTATAATAGTTGCTAATAGTAGTTAACTCATTACACATTATTAATGGTATTGCTGATGAAGCTTCTCCACCAGTTTTAGACAAAACCCGACCATTGATAAATTCAATTAATGCACCTAATGTAATATATCGATAATCATATATTGATGTTGAGTGTATATTTTCTGGAAGTACTGGATATGGATCTCCTTTTAACACCCACTGATCATTTGTATCTACTGGATTATAATGTGATTCTTTTAAATCTAATTTCGACAAAACATCGGTAGGTAATTTTTCAGTTGTATTAATATCTAGATTCAATATATATTCAATTTCATTGCCTTCTGCATACGCTACATCTGATATTGGAATAATGTCATTTTCAGCAGCCGTCAGCAAAATATCAAGTGCAATGTTCTGATCAACAATATCATATAAATTTTCATAAAATTCTGATGTATAGTTACTACCAGTTTCTGCAGACACGGTTTCTAATGTTGTAGTATTTTCTGGATCGGCTATTTTTTCTTTTTCTTCTTTCTCTTTTGTAGCATCAGAATTTTGAAACATTGATACATCAGTGTATACATTACTAGTACCAGTTAGTTTAATTGACGCATTAACTACCCCATCTTTGTCATATGAAAAATTAAAATTAGTTATTAATCCTTCGAATCTATATGAATTAATTCTACGAGCATCTAATTTTAATTTTTCTAGTTGGGTATCTAATAAATTCGGGTATAATGTTTTTAATTTATCTTGGTTTGGCAAAATACTTGGTAACAACAATCCACCATGGTCTGAGTCTCTAGTTATAACGGCATTTTCAGGATGCGTTATATCTATACGAACATATCTGCCAGGTCTAAAAAATACGTGTTCTATTGTATCTAAATCTCGATCTACATTAGGTATAACTATATTAATATCTGCTTTGTTTAATAAACCAAATGAATGGTCGCCTATATTTACAGTTGCGTCTGAAATATATGGTCCTACCCTTCTCGATACGTCTTGTATTGTATTTTCTTTAGTATAAGCAGAACCGGCGTCGTCATAAAGTAATTGATCTTGTGTATATGATGGATCAGATAGAAATGTATTTGGTTGATATCGTGAGCCTCGTACTTCTGCACCACCCAATTCATATACTATGGCACTTGTGCTTCCACTACTTTCATACGCAGTTAATTTTACATTTGCAACTTTACCTAACATATAATCTAGCGAGTTATTAGATCGATCGAACATACCAGCTCTTCCTCGAGCGTTTAGTTCTGTTTGTAAATTTTTATCTACTTCAGTATAAAATATATTGTAACTCATCGATCTTGATTTGTTTGTTTAATTTGGTCTAAAATATTATTTTTGCCGGGAATTCTAATACTCGTATTTTGTGGCACTATCCAACTTCCTTTACCTAAATTATTTGCTGCAGCTATTATCCACCATAATGCCGAATTTTGATAAAATAAATGTGCTAATTTATCTAAACGGTCTGTGCTTGTTATTTGTATATATACATCATCATCCGATATATCTGGATTTGGTATTATTGACGTTGCCAATTTACGGTAACCGTCGTTGTCTCGTATTATTGATGTTGTTGAATATCGTCCCATTATTGTCCCGGTTTAGCTAATTGTTTCCTTGCCTCTGTAAAAGAGTCTTTTCTCGATAATGTATCATCGTCTGCTCTTAAGCCGCGGGCTGTTTTTCTTTCTGCTTTTTTACCACGGAATGTTTTGTTAAACTCTTGTGGATTTGGTACTGTGCTTTTAGAATCACTTAACCAATTATCATTGCCTTGTATCGATTTGCCATCGTCTGTGTATTTTTTTGCCAATGACAAAAGTCTTCCATTATTTTGCGGTATATCATTTCCAATAATATTAAATTGACAGGTTACACTTACACGCATTGGTGTTTGCATATTTTCTGGATCATTTTCAATATTAATTTCCCATGGTGTATCCATTCCATATGTATATGTTACGCTAGTCATCACTATGGGTTGCTGGTTGTGGATATCGCCAATTGTTATTCGCATCCATGGACCGATCATTGCAATACTATTACTGTCATATATTGGTGCAGTGTAACTTGCAAGTGCGTTTAATTTTCTATATATTGGCTTTAATTCATCCCGATCTGTTGCATATATATCAAACGCCAATGAGCCTGCTCTAGAAAATCCACCATAGTGATAATTGGGATCGGCTCGACCTACCATGTTTACGCTACTCCAATCAGCTGAGAATGAATCGTCAAAACTTGTTATAATAGCTCTAAATGCCATGATATCGTCTTCCTGATCTCCGCCTGGTTGAATTGTAGGCCCGGTAAAATAAAATTTTATAAAATCTTGCGTAACTCCAGTTCCTAAAAAATCGGTAATTTTTCCTAGAATTTTAGACCGTTTAGGCATCCATCTATATGCTGATTTTAATGTGCTTTTTTTATAATCAATAACATTTACTTTATCTCCTCTAAATGGTGTTGCTCGTTCCAACGGATTAATTGTAGGAACAAATTTACCTCCATTATCTTCTTTACCTTTGTCTATTCGACGGAGGTTTGACTTTTTCCATTTTGTTGTTACCATACTTCTAGCAGTAAAGTCTTTTCGTAATGCCCCAGGATCGTCATGATCACCAAACCCATATGTTTGTTTTATATTAAATACAGAATATGCTCCTGCTGGCGACAATGATGCTAGAGCATATTTTCCTGCTCTAAAACTACCTCGTAGTGTAGCAGATGCTCCGTTGGCGTTTAATGAACTTATACTGTCTATAATTTCCTTGCCAGGACCAGATTCTGTGCTTATTCTGTATCGACTTCTAAAATCTTGATATTTAACCCCTGGTACAACAGCCCCTAGTTTAAATGATTCAGCCGCATTAAATGCACCACGTGGTGGTTGTGATGTTAGACTGTCAAATGGCAATGTATTATATGTAGTCGAATAATGACCCGAATTCAGTAATGATGATCCTATACTAGATATACTACTTAAACCTAAAGTACCTCCTAATATATTTCCTGCTAATTGAATTCCTTTGTTTTCTATTGTACCTCTGTCTATGTTGCTTGATATAAAGTTATGTGGTATTGGTGATGTTGTTTTAACAGTAAATGGCTTAATAAATTGTGATGGCTCTTCTCGTGTCGGATTAGTATATGAAACATTTGGTAATATGTCATATGTATTGTAGTTTCCTAGTTGTAATGGTGTTGTGAATTGACCCGAAGTAATACCCCGGCCGATTGTAGTTCGATACAACCTGTCAGGCAATATATTGAATGGACGTTGAAATTGTGATTCATTGCCAGTTGTTGGGTTTTCCATGTGTTATCCTCTCGTTCCGTTAAATGATGATGCTGGCTGATTTATTATTGCTTGTGATAATGCGTTAATTGCTGCTACTACATCTCGGTTATCTGTGTTTAATGCCGTACCACCGGATGTATTAGCATTTGATACAATTGAACCATTGGCTGTTGGAACAAATAGTTCTGGTCCTTGTTCTCCAACTGTATATGATGCCCCGGCAGACACTGGGCCACCCATGGCAAGTTTAGGAGTAGATGTTATAGATGTTTCAGATGTGGCTCCGGTATAATTTGTAACCCCATCAACTGTTTTTTCAAATGCGGCACCAAATTCTCCATCCAGTATGTCTGTAAGTATAGCCATCCCGGTACTGCCAAACACAGCCTCGACGGCATTTTTCCCTAGGTTGGCTACACCTTTAACGCCCGCAGCTGCTCCCATAGTTTTTCCAATTTTAGATGTGGGATCGATTCCAGACATTTCCATTGCACCAACAAGGCTCAACACATTGCTTCGCAGTCCATCTTGATCATCTATTGCCATTAAACCAACCATTAATGATTCTCGTTGAACTAATAATGACTCTTTCAATAAATCTTCGGTAGTTCGAGTATCCATTTCTTTCTTAAACTTTCCAAATTCTTTGGAAGTCATTTCCCCAGTTTTTGTTAATTCTGCCGCAGCTGCTTCGAACGCGCCATCCTCACTATCAAGTGATAAAGAAATACCAGCTTTTCCTGCTTTTTCTAATATCATCTTCTTTTGAAGTGCAGATGCTAATTGTTTTTCTTCTATGCCCAATGTTTTTGCAAGTTGTTTTCTGGCAAACATATTGTTCTTAATATGATCGCCTTCTCGCATTACAATTTCATTTAATGTTTCTGCTTGTTTGTTCATGTCTCCTTGCAGAGCAGCTTCTCGCATTTTATTGGTTAAACTTTCTCCCTGGTCATTAACAAGTCTTCGGCCGCTTAATAATTGGTATTCTAATTCATCGCCAATACTAGATTCAATGTTTAACAGTTTATCGCCCATCTTAGCTATATCTTGTATTGAAAATCCAAATTTCTTTGCTTTCATTACCGATTGTTCTAGCTTGCCGGGTAGTCGACCATATTGAATTTGTATTTCGGAACCAGCTTCTGCTATCTGGGTAGTTATCTGTGTAAATGCTCCCATTGTACCTTCTGGATCAATCATATCAGAAAATGCTTTAGTAAATTTTAATTGCTGTGAAGCATTACCTTTCATTTGAGCAGCATATTGTGTATATGAATTAGTAAGTTCATCAGATAATCCAACACTTTGTTTCATTATGTTTTGAACTTGCATCATGCCTTTATAATGCTTGTTGTTACCTAAATTAACTTGTTTTAATGTTGGTAACATTTTTTGCATGTTAACTGCATATTTTTGCATTTCCAAATTGGATATTTTAAATCCACGTGGAATGTCTTTGTTCAATGCTGGACCTAACTCTTTAACAAAAACAGTGTTTAATTTGTTTGCGGCAGCACTGGTAATACCCATGCCTTTGTTAAGACCGGATATTCTTGTTTCAAAAAATGCTGCGGCTTCTCCTGCGCTTTGAAATGATGTTGATAAATCTTGATTTATCTTAACAATTGCCGAATCACCTAATTCTGTTACTAATTTTGTAAGTGAATCCTTTAACCCTTTGTTAAACTGAGCTCCGGTCGTATTTTCATTGACTGGCATACCCATTCTAGGTTGCTGCTTTAACCGTTGTATGAATTGTAATTGCGTCATATATTAATAAATATCAACGGCGAGGTTTTGTTGGAAGCGATTGTGATTTACTAGATTTTCGTTTTTGTGTAGCTGCGTCTCTATCCGATTGAATGGCATTGCATCGATCTATCCAATATTTTCTTAAGAAAATTGGCATATAATACACATCATTCCAGTTCCATCGACCTTCGCCGAACCAAATTAAATTAAAAATGTTTTCGTGATTTTGTACTCTGTCTTTTGGTCTAAAACCAAAAAAGGTCGATTCCAATTGGAAACACGGCAGAGAAGGTGCCTCCGTCTTCACCTTCAAAAGTACAACTATAATCTATTCCAGGAGTATTGTCTGCATAATAGGTTCTAAATTTTCTTGAATCATTTGCAAGAAAACTATAACGTATAAAGTTGTCAATGTGTTCTGGACTTCGGTTTCCATTTATTTCCCGAATGCATTGTTTTAATAAATCATATATTCCTGATTCGGATGTAATATCAATATCATATGAAAATTTAATTGTAGTATCACTATCTCCAATATCATATGAAAATTCTGCTTGATCGTCTGATATTAATTCGAAAGGTTTATATGATAAGTCAGATAGATTAACAATACGTTCTAATTTTTTTTTGGTTTTAGGATCAGTTATACTTACTGGATATTCTGCTCCATATGCTAATATTCGGCTTTGTATTAGTATTGCGTCTCGATCGGTCGATATTATATCTTTAATATTACATTTAGACATAATAACCGATTCCAATAATTTTTCAAATACAACTCCACTTTTAACATATGATACATTGGTAAGTATATCTTCATCATATGCAGTCATGTATCGTATTTCTACTTGTCCTGAACTTAAAGGATTTGTTTTTGCATATACTTTACCACCACTTGGTAATTCTACAATTTCGGTTGGAAGTTTGCTTTTTTGTTCGGCGTCATATCTAGATTTTGCTTGATCTATAATAGATTGTTTGTCTAATCTGGTTGTCATTTTGTTACTCATTCAGGTCCTTCTTATAACTTTATTATAAATATAACAAACAGTAAAAAAGGTAGAGAATTATACTCTACCTTAATTATTATATTTTTAAATATTATTAGAAGTTTAAGAATGCCCAATCAAATCTAACTGATAATTCAATTTCTTGAACAGCCTCTGCACTCCAATCATATGTTCCAAATGCTGCCGAAACTATAAATGCACCATTCAATACCCATTCTTCGACAACCTCACCTAATGGAGATAATTGTGAAAGTTTTAATTCTTTTTTATAAAATGACGAATACCCATCTCTACCAGTTGCAGATTCGTGATGAAGACGTACCCATTCCATTACTGCTTGTGCGCCACTAGGAACTATTGCATCATACAATGTCATTGAAATAGCCTCCCATTCACTTTTACCTTTAAGGTAACGTTTAACGTTAACCATATCTAATGCTACTTCACCATTGTTAAGACTAGGTTTACCTGATGCTTTAATTAAATACGCAGGAATTCCAGTGTCTGCCATTGACAGTATAAATTGATGTTGTCTTTTTGGCTCCCATGAAAATGCATTGTCAAATAATTGACTTTCTTCTGCAGCTCCTAAATTTCCATTTAATTGATCTATTAATGCCATATTGGTCCTTGTTTATTTTAATATAAATATAACGAACAGTAAAAAAGGTAGAACCGAAATCCTACCTTTTTAAAATTATTAATAATATTATTCTGGGAAACTGGCTCCCGTTGGTTGAATATTAAAATCTAACACTATAAATTCTGCGGTTCTGGTTGGTTGCAAGAACAACTGGCCGTATAAGATATTCTGATCTATTACGTCTGGTGTGTTATTACTATCATCCATTATAGCTCGGAATGCATATAATCCTTGCTGTGATTTTACTTGTGATAAATATGGATTCACAATGCTTAAGAATCTGTCTCGAGTGGTACTTGTGTTTTGCTCAAATACTAAATATCTAGTAGACGATGCAATAAACTTTTTCACTGCGATAAGCAAACGACGCACACTTACACGGTCTAATGCACTTGGTCGAGCTTGGAGGTTCTTTTGCCCCCAAATACAAATTCCGTCATTAACAAAGTTTGCAATAGGATTAACACGTGCTTCATACAGGTCATTTCTATTAGATTGTGATAATCTAACATATGTATCCGTTGCAGAAACAACTCCTCTATTTAATCCAGCTGGTGCATACCATGGTTGGCCTACTGCATCATTAAATGCTAATACCCCAGGTAATACCACTGATGGTGGAACCCATAATGGGACATTTTTACTAGGATTAAGTATTCTAACCCAAGGCCAATATGTTGCTGTATAATTATTATCTAGTGTCGTTACTTGACTCGTTACTGTGGCAATACTATCTGACACTGGATTACTATCCATTACATAGAATGTGTCTTGCCTGTTTTGAACTAAATTACGAGCGGCATTTGTTACAGTACCATGTAAACTATCAATGATACCTGGTGTAACTAAAAGGTTCATATCATAATAATCAGTGTTACTTAACAATGTAAATGCTTTATTATATGATTTTGTTCCAGTTGCGGCTGCGGTACTACAATCAAATCCAAATGTATTTGTGGATGCAATATTTGTACCGTTATATTTTGGTAAGTTAGGACGAGTACCATCAAATCCACCTTGGAAATTAACTATGAACTTTCTAGTAGCAGTTGCAATATTGGTAGTAAATGTACTAGCAACAAGTGCTGTTTGCAATGACCCACTATATGTTGCTGCTGATGATGGGAACGATGATCCAGAATCTTGAAGCATATCTCCAAGATAAAAGTCCGAACTTAAACCTGTTGTGCTTCCTGATGTTGGAGTTGGGGCTAAATAGTTTAAATTGTGAGTATCAGTATAATCAAAGCCAAAATATACTCTACTATTATATCCATTCGATACTATTTGAGATGTTTTATAAGATACAGCTTCTAAATTAAATGATGCAGACGCATTTGCTATAGGAGAAATTGGTGCTTTAAACCCAAATGGAATCAACGTTTTATCATTAGTTGAATTCTTAACACCATCGGTTACCTCAGTTCTAATAAATTGTGAAAGATTTGGATAATCGCCATTTACTACAACATCGCCAGCATCGCTAACTGTTTGATAACGATCGCCAATTATTCTGGCTACATATCTAGGTGAATTAGCATCTAAATTTACATTTAAAAATGTTTCAACTATATCTGGAGTTTGATCTGTGTCTTCGGAAGAGTATGGAGAGTTATCAATATTATTAGTATTAACTCTACGCACTTCAACGGTAAATGTTCCATATCCATTTGGATCCGAAACTTCCGATGCTATTCTAATGTCTCTAATTCCAACCTTAACCTCAGCATTAACTGAATTACCATGTGATATCGTATGGAATTTAATAAGATTTTTTGCAGTGCTACCAATTTTTTGAGATGTTATCCATGGAGTAGCTGCAGTTTTAAAATCTTGAAGATATTCATAATCAGTCATTTTATGCAATGTCATTGTAACATCGCCAATGTTATTAAATAACGTGTTTAACGCATTTTCATTTTCATATTGAACATATACTGGATAATCTACTGATTTAGGAGACTTTCCAAATATTTTAGATAAATAATCATTGTTTCTACTATTAATAGATGATGATATAAATGTGTCTTTACCTACTAAGAATGATCCATCAAATCCAATTGCCGTATCAGCGGCTGCAACATATGATCCTGATAATTTAATTTCAAACGATCCCGATACATCTGCATTGAATTGAGCTTCGTCAAAATAATTAGCATTCACAACACTGCCTGCACCTAATACTGGTTGAGTCGGATGTAGAACGTGAGTTACCACTTTTACCGATCCTGATTCTGCCTGTATTGCTATAGCGCCGTTTGGTATTTCGTAGCCATCCTCATATAGAAGACGTGTTACTGTTATTACATTTCCATTTCTTAAATAGTCATTGACTACATATGGAACATATGAATCGTCTGTAAATGATCCAAATGTTTTTTCAAATTCACTAAATGATGTGATTTGCGTTGGTATTAACGCAGGACCTTTTACGGTTGGTCCTATTACCGCCGCACCTATTTGTGCTACTCCGCCAGCTAAAAACGATTGATCAACTTCATTCGTAAATACACCGGGTGAGACAATTCTTTCTGCCATTTTTATACTCCTTGATTAGTTTGTTATAAATATAGGTATATACAGGTAAACCTATACTTCTATAAATGTTCCAGCATTGGTATCAATTTCACCTTCTCCGTAACGTTCTCTGAGTTTGACAATTAATTCAGATTCTTGTTGTTTTAATGTTTCAATTTGCTGCAATTTATCCTGTTCTTCTGATTCAACTTGGTCCAGTCGAATTTTTAAAGCGTGTCGCTCTATTGCAATGTTTCCTAGTATGTTTGCGTTGTCTACATATCCCTGTTTCAAAGTTTGAATTTGTTCTAGATGTTCTTTGTCTAATTTTTTTGTTGCCATAGTTGTTTCTTATATTATATAGAATTATTTTTCATTATCCAAATATACTTAAACTGTATATGTAATAACATAAGATGATTTTCTAACTGTAACAGTTAATGTATTGTCAATAAATTGCACTGGAGTAGATGGATCATCTATTCCGTTATTTAATGTAAATGGTCCATTTGGAGCTGTCTTTGCATTAGTCGGAAAGAGTGTAATGGCACTTTTTCCATTTGTTAGTGTTAACTGTCTACCACCACTTTTGAAAGTTTCATTGTCCATTGCAGTCGGCGTTCCGCCATTGATTGATATTTTATATGTACCAGTACTGGCTATGTGATGCGTAATTGCGTCTTTTAATTGAGATGATAATACTTGGAATCCAGGATTAGCCAATGTTATTTCGAATACTTTACTAGCTGATGCAGTAACTTGTGTTGCTATGATAGTTGGTGCGGCTTTTGCAAAATTACTAGCTTCATTTGGTCTAAATGGTCCAGATTCATTGTTTAGGAATTGTCCTTTTCGTATTTCAGTTCCTACTACAAACATTTGGCCAGGGTCACTTTTAAATGAAAGTGTAACAGCATCGCTTCCCTTTTCTTGCATTGTGTAAGTCATTCCTCCTAATTGGAAAAATTCACGTGAAGGTTTTTTAGATGTATTAGCATCTGTTTCATTTGCTCTGCCAGATTGTATTTGAGCTAAACTTGCTGTAGATTCAGTTATTACTTCACGAATGCTTTTAAAATTAGATGAATCACCTCGAGCCAATCTTTCTGCTTGAACCTTATAATCTTCTTTTACACCTCTGTTAACTGATTGTATTTGTGTTGTTAAATAGTTAGCATTATATAATTCAGATCTTGATAACTCACCTAATTGTATACGTACGTTATCTAGTGATGTTTTAACAGTTTGTCGTGCGGTTGTGTCTAAACTTCCTGTCGTCGTCCATGCGTTACCATTTGGCAGCTTAACTTTATCAAAAAGAGTTGCAGGATCAATTTCAGTTTTAGCACCTGAAGTTTTACTAATTTGACGAGCAATTGATTTATATCCTTGAACTTTAGCACTATTAACTGTAAAGTTTGTACCCCTTTCACTTTCATCTGCACTTTTCACTGCACTGCCTACCATTTCTGTTACGCTTTCTAAATAGGTTGCTATTGATTGGGCTGCTATTGCTGATTGATTATCAGATAGTATAGATTCTGCTACATAGTCTTTATTAAGCATTACGTCTTTATCTGCCACATCGAATTCTATCCCAAATAATGTGCTTGAACTTGCAAACAATAAATCCACAGCTGTGTCGACAGTTAGGGTTGCATCTTCTTCTTTGAGGTGATATGCTAATGTAGTTAATGGGGAAACTGTTTTGTATTGAGGAAACCCTTTTAATTCACCTGTAAATGCTACTCCTGTAATTGAGTCAGTACCACCTGTAACAGTTATTTCTGAAGTTGGGGTTTGTGTGAATGTAAAATTTCCTAATGTGTCGGTAGTTGTAGTTCCAACATCAATTGTAACTGTTGCTCCCGCAATTGGACCGTCACTTGCATTACCAGCAAAACCTCCGCCGCCGCCACCGCCGTTCATTAGCTGTGCTTCTAAAAACCAGTTTTCTTCGGCTCTTCGTTGATTTTCCCAAAGAAATTGTTTTTTCTGTTCATGCAGTGGTAATGATTTTATTTCTGATTTTGTGCTAAATTCTCGCCATGTTATAAGTGCCATTTTGTTTCTTTTATTTAATATAAATATAACTATATAATAATATAGGGAGTTATATTTAGTTTAGTTTTCTCGTTCACCTAATGTCCATTTGACGAAGGTTAAGTTAATATATTTTTTTAAGGCTGCGAGCCTGTATCAGTCCACTCTGTACCACTCATTAATGTTAAGCAATCTGCATGACTACCGCTCCATGTTAAAGTTACACTTTCATTTGAAATAAATGTTGGTGTATGATCTGTATACCATTTC